GGTTTACATAAGTCGCATCTAAATTATCAATGGTTAATGTCTTACCTGTACTAACTGCTGTATTTTTTAAAGAACCAGGTAATTCATTACCGTTTGAAATAACCGGTGTACTTAATCCTGTTATTGGTATAACTGTATCACCAAATTTAAGTTGCATTGCTGCATTTGTTTGAAAGAATTCATTATTATCATTATTTGGATCTGAAACTCTGAACACGGCTTTACCTTTACCTGCGTATGTTCCAGATGGAGCAACTAAATCTGTAAAAGTTTCAGTTGCCGTATAGATGAACTCATCCATATTCATAAACTTATAATAGTGTTCTAATAAAGTTTTTATATCTGGAGAGCCATCAGTATTTTCAGCATTTTCTAAAATGGCAGGTGGTATCAAAGAGTCGATACGTATATCTTCTTTTGTTTTTCTCTTTAATGACCCTACACTTTCAATGTAATTAGGGTTTGTCGAGTCTGAACCGTATTGTGGCATTATGATCTAAACCTTGATGTTGTTGTATAATCTATAGAACCTGAAGAACCAGCAGTTGCGATTAGATCTTCTTCTGCTGTTACTGTTAATCTGGAACCGGATATTTCTAATATCTGATCTCTCTTCGGAGCAATATCCAATGAATTAGGTTGAACTGTTACACGAATTGCTGTAACGTCTACTGGGCTAAAATTATTTAAGGTTACTGTTCCTGTTGATGGACTAACTGTTCCACAATTTTCAATTGTTGTAACTTTATTATCACCAACTAATTTATAAGCAAATATTTGTCTTTCTGTAGAACCATCGATAGCTTTATCATTAAAGAAATTATCTACTCCACCTTGAGAGAAAGAAGTAGATTCTATAACACTTTGAGTAGCTCCGCCCGGTACAAAGAATGTTCCTGGGAATGTCAATGTAAAGTTATTTAATTGATTTGCTGTTGGTGTAATATTTTGAAACATATAAGGTCTTACTGTTGAGTTAACAATAGCTGGATCTGCTTTGTCTATGTTTCTTAATACTTCTGAATGTCTGAATATACCATCAAACCTATTTAATTGATTTAATGAATAATCATCTAATGTATCTTTTACGACTGCTACTAGATCTGCTGCAGTTCTATCAGTTAGGTTTGGATTATATTTAAATACTACGTCTAACTCTAACTTAGAATAATTTGGATTAACTATTTCAGGAGTAATAGAAACTACGTTCTTACCTTTTAAAATTGTGTTTATTATTTCTGTTTTTTCTGCACTTGTTAAATTTTCTGCGGTGTTCGGTCGAATAGCTATAAAGACTTTACCATAATCTGGAATGGCTTGATCTTCACCTCCCCAAGTATTAATAGAAGCAATATTTGAAAAGTTATTTTTTATAATTGCTCTATAATCGTCTGTTGTAACTGCTCTATTTTGTGATGAGAATGTAATAGGTGCGTTGTACCTAATAGATTCTAAACCTTCTTGATCTGATCCACCTGAAGCTACGATCTTTGTTGTAATTGTTTCAGACGAACCAGATAATACTGTATCAGTTAAACTAAATTCACCAACAGATCCGATTGCCTTTCCTGCTCCGTTAGCTTCTGGACCTGATGTGTGTACATAATCCAATGTAACTATATTATTATTTTGTGGTTTATTACCTATTACCCCATCGCCGAAATATACTTCATAGAATCCTGCATTATTTTCTTGTATATGATATATCTTACTAGATGAATCTACATTTAATAATGTTTCGAATTTAGTATAAACATCAAAAGAAGTAGATTCTTCGTTCGCCTGCACACGTACGCGAAGTGTGCTGATGTCTACATTCTTATGTGGTATTTGGTGTTTCTGTATTTGGATATCATTATCAACTCTGTATTTAATAGAGTTATAATTACCTTCTGCTAATTTAACATTTGAAAATGTATATGTTGTACCAACTAAAGTTGTATTTGAAGCCTCTGTTGAAACAAAAGGAAATGGTAATCCTGTGACTGTAGATGAAAATCTTGTTCCTCTTTTAAGTGTTAAAGCTGCTGGCCTATTTTCTGCGGGAACGTCTGTGGCATCTATAACCATATCAACTTGAGCCTTTGGCGCTTGCTCGGAAGTAGGAACGTATCCTAACATCCGAGCTCTTGATACTGCGTTTCCTCTTATCTGCGCAGAATCAAGGAAAGCTTCATTTAATGATAAATGAGCTGCCATGGCATTGTAATGGGTATTATAAGCTAGAACATCTAATAGAACATTAAGTCCAGCTCCATCGAAATCGTAGTCTTGAAAAACTGTTTGTTGTTTTAAGTAATTTTTTAGATTTGCTTTAATATCTGCAAAGTCTAAGTCTGTAATTTTTAAATCTGTAGCCATTTTATCTTAACCTTTTTAATACAACACCTACCTTTGAAGGAATACCAAAAGATTTTATGGTGTAGTTAACTGTTACTCTCCAAGCGTTTAATTGTGTATCATCATTACATATTACTCTTTTTACTCTAATCCTTGGTTCATATATTCTTAATACATCTTTTATTGCTTCTTCTATTTCTAAAGCTGTAAAAGAATCTGCATGTTCAAAAAGTAATGCAACCAAGTTAGCACCTTTATCTGGTTGAAAAGGCCTTTCATAAAAATTAGTTAATATTAAATTCTTAACTGCATTTTTTATAGCTTCATCATCTTTTAAAGGAGTAATATCTTTCTTTAACGGATGTATTGGTAAACTTAAATCTAGATCCGCAAAAGATTTTTTTCTTCTAACTGTAGAAACCTGTACGCTTGCTGTTGTTGATTTATCTGAATAACTCATATATCTATTTATACTTATTCTGGTGGCGGATTGTAAGGAGTTATTGAAACAGTTTGATTACTTAATGGACTAACATATTCATTTGCGACTGCTGTAACACTAGCCGGCAAAGTTAATTGTTTAGGTAATCCAATTAGTTCACAAAACTTACAAAAATCTATATTAAGTAATTCTGTTAATTGTCCTAATCCTATCTTACTAAAAAATTCTGTAACCTTTCCCATCCACGTTTTTAATAAAAAGGTTTGCCATGAAGCTTCGAACTCTTTTAATTTTTGATTTATTCTAGCAACTTTAAATTCTGTACTATCAATAATATCATTAAACTCACCGCCTAATAATCCTGTTATATCGAACCCTTCTATTTTTATTTCTTTTAAGGATTTTACTTTTTCTAAATCTGATTTACCATCTGCAAGAGCTGCGTCAATCGAACCCTTAACATCTAAATTTAAAGGATTAGGTAATCCAGGTAAAGATAAAGTTTCCCAAACTTCTTTTGTTGGAGAAGTCCCAATTAAAGCACCGAACCCACCAAACATTAAATTATTCTGTGCCTTTGTTACCTCGTTCTTTATAAAATCCTGTATTTGTTTTTTCTTTAGTTCTTTTGATTCTAATCCAAAATCTCCATTAAATAATTTATACTCACTTGGTAATAAGTCATAGAATTTATCTACATCTTCTATTTCTGCTATTACTGTATTTAAATATTCTCTATCAGTTGCTATTTTTACTACATCAACCGATATTCCTAATCCCGGTATTGGAACCATAACACTTGGAACAACGGAACTTAATAACTCTAATATCTTTGCAGGAATATACATGTGATATTCTTCTATTAGTCTTTGAATCATTATCTCAAATTCTTTTTCAGGAATAGATATTCCTTTAAAATTTGGATCGTAAGGACTAAATGTTTTTCTTATATCCTCTACTACTTCTTTTATCTTTTCCCCTTCTTCTTTTATTTCTTCTATTTCTGATAGGACCATTCTTTCAGCATTACTTGCTAATGTTCCAAACAGGTTAGATAAATTTGCGGGGGTTGGTAATAATACATTCGGGCATTCCATTGGTGGAACTTCTGTTTTTGGTATATCCGTCATGGCATTATTACTTTTTTACCAAGTGCAGGTGTAAGTTTTATATCACCAAGCTGATCCATTTCAATTGTAGAACCTATTCGATGTTTTATTATAATTGAACCACCATCTTCATAACTTAATCTATGACCATGAAACTCATATACTTTTTTATCACCAGAAGAACCAGTTCCATCGTCAGTAGATGGAAGAGATCCTATAATAATAGGGTCTTGTGCACTTGGTCCATCACGAAAGAATCCAACCACCCATGAACCATTTTCTAAGCTATGGTTAGCTGCCCTATCACTTGTTCCTCCTACAGTAGTTGGAAGCATAACGTGTGCAAATGGATATTGATTATCTGGTAAACCTTTTGGATGATACCCGTGACAATATACTCTTACTTTATTTTTTGAATGGTAACTAATTATCTCCCCAGTAAACCAATGAAACTCATTTCCTAAAAATCCGTCTTTCCTCATAATTCTGTTCTCTCCTCAAAGTTTAGTCTACTAGAATCTTTTAGTAAATTAACTGACATTGAATATCCTGTAACTGCAAAGGAATGTGTAATAGCTGATACTAGATATTTTCCGCCAAGTAATGCATTGTCTATATTTTTATCTTTTTCTAATGTACCTTCTGGCTGATCTTTAAACATATTTAATTCTACAACTTTACCAGGTGATAAGTTTGGATCACCAAACAATTGGATTGTCATAGATGTATCACTTAAATTTTCAAAAGAAGCAACTGTTTGTGGAAGGAATGTAGCAAGATTTTGATGATAGTCTGAATCTCTATTAATAAAATAGTTTCTAGAGTTAATATATTCTTTAT